TATGACCCCATCTATTATGGTGTTTATGACCAAGCATTACGTGGAATTAATGATTTCCATATAACGGATTTAAGATGGTTTAAAGACCCGCGTTACACTAGAGACCTATGTTGGGTAAAATGTCCTGATATATGCCATTACATGTTAAATAGGGAGCAATATAACGACGATGAAGTTGTTTTACATGACTTTGATATTGAAAAATATCAAGAACTCGTTGAACAAGGATATAAACCATTTTCATCTTGGTTTGAATCTATGTCTAAGAAATTTAAATATGATAGACGTAAGATTGCGCAGGAATTAGAATGTGACTTCTTAGGTTCAGGAGATGGTGTTATTTCGGGAGATGTTCAAGAGAATATTGCAAAAAATATGATTAAAGTACCTAAAGAAAAATACATGCAAGGTACTTTTTGGATATGGAATGAACCAGTACAAGGTCATAGATATATTATGGGCGTGGACGTTAGTAGAGGTGATAGTGATGACTATTCAGCTATTAGCATTATTGACTTTGATGAAAGGGAACAAGTTGCTGAATATGTTGGTAAAATGCCACCAGATGATTTAGCGGCAGTTGCATATAAATGGGGTATATTATACGAAGCGTTTATAGTTGTCGATATTACTGGTGGTATGGGCGTGGCTACATCAAGAAAATTACAGGAATTAAATTATAAGAGTTTATTCATTGACGGAGTTAACACAATGAATCCATGGGAATATAATAAAAAAGCCATGGAAAAAATACCGGGAATAAACTTCAATAATAAAAGAACCCAGATTGTAGCCGCATTTGAGGAGCAATTAAGGAAAGGTTTTGCTATCAGGTCAAATAGATTATTAAACGAATTAAACACCTTTGTGTATATTAATGGTAGACCAGACCACATGAAGGGCGCTCACGATGATGCTATTATGAGCATGAGTATCGCATTATATGCTGGGGATATATGTTTCACACAACTTAAACGAAATGAACAGCAATCAAAAGCTATGGTTGATTCTTGGATGATTGCGGAAAGAACATATGAAACTGGTAAGAATTTTTATTCATATGGAACATCCCTAGATGCAATCGGTTCAATGCAAATGGATGGTTCACAATATAATAATACACAATCACAACCTGCAAAACAACAATACCAAGAATATGGCTGGTTATTTGGGGCTAATAAAAAGCATTTATAATCTGTCGGTTTTTGTGTACATTAAGAAAGAAAAAGTATTTATATAGATATGGCAGACCAAAATTTAACAATATTTCAAAGATTAACCAAAATCTTTGGCTATCAGGGACAAACACCACAACCGCCATCGTTTAATTTTTCTAAGGAAGAACTCCTTACGACTAGTGACCCGATGGAATATGAGCGTGAAAGATTGAAACTACAACAAAGCCAATATCTTTTTGATAAATGGGCTAAGGTTGATAATTCAATGTACAATCAATCGGTTTATTATGAGCCAAATAGAATAGCTGCATATTATGATTTCGAATCAATGGAGTTTACACCAGAGGTATCAGCAGCATTAGACATTTATGCTGAGGAATCAACTACAATGTCTGAAAAAGGATTTATTTTAAACGTTTATTCAGAATCAAAAAGAGTTAAGAACATTTTAATTGATTTGTTTGAAAACAAATTAGATATCAACACAAATTTACAAATGTGGGCTAGAGGTATGTGTAAGTACGGTGATGATTTTGTTTATTTAAAAGTTGATCCAGAAAAAGGAATTATCGGTTGTCAACAATTGCCAAATATTGAAATAGAAAGAGTTGAAGGTTCTTTAGGTTTAACACCATCACAAAGAGATAGCAAATTACCGACTAAAGAATTAATGTTTAGATGGAAAAATCGTGACATGGAATTCCAAGCATGGGAAATTGCTCACTTTAGAATTTTAGGTGATGATAGAAAACTACCTTATGGGACATCTATGTTGGATAAAATTAGAAGAATCTGGAAACAATTATTACTTGCGGAAGATGCTATGTTAATTTATAGAACATCTAGAGCCCCTGAAAGAAGGGTATTCAAGGTGTTCGTTGGTAATATGGACGACAAAGATATTGAACCATATGTACAACGTGTTGCTAATAAATTCAAGAGAGACCAATCAGTAGATGCTAGAAACGGTCAAGTGGATATGAGATATAATCAAATGGCTGTTGACCAAGATTATTTCATACCAGTACGTGACCCAGCAGCACCAAACCCAATTGATACACTACCTGGAGCACAGAATTTAGGTGAGATAGCGGATATTGAATATATTCAAAAGAAATTATTAGCGGCTCTTAGAATACCTAAAGCGTTTTTAGGTTTTGAAGAAGTTGTTGGTGATGGTAAGAATCTTGCATTAATGGATATTCGTTTTGCAAGAACTATTAATAGAATTCAAAAATCATTAATTCAAGAATTAAACAAGGTTGCGTTAATTCATCTATACATGTTAGGTTTAGAAGATGAATTAAATAACTTTACATTAGGTTTATCAAATCCATCTGCACAATCAGATTTATTACGTATTGAACAATGGAAAGAAAAAGTCACACTTTACAAAGATGCGACATCTGATCAATCTCAAGTTGGTATTTTACCAGTTTCACATACATGGGCTAAGAAAAATATTCTTGGATTTAGTGACAATGAAGTTCTTCTTGATTTACAACAACAACGTCTTGAAAGAGCGATGGGCTTTGAATTAACAAACACACAGACCGTAATTAAACGTTCTGGAATATTTGATGAGGTTGATGCTAAGTACGGTATCTCAGAAGATGAAAGGCAAGCAGCAGAGGCGGCTACCGCCGCTGAAGGTGGTGGTGAAGCGCCTGAATTGGGCGGAGCAATGGGTGCACCACCTGCACCATCAGGACCGCCATCAGGTGGTGGTGAGGAACCTTTAAGTGAAGGTAAAAAAGCTAAACTTATCTCATCTTTAGGCGGTGGAGATAAATTAGAAGATTTATTTAATATGGAAAAGGCACAAAGGAATATTTATGAAATGGAGAATAAATTAAAAGATATTTTAAACGATTAAAAATGAACAACTTTGGAAAAATAAAGTCGAAGTTATTGAAAAAATTAACTGAGGCGTACACAGATAAAACTTTTAAACAAAATACAAAAAACTTGTTTAAGGTGATTAAGAAGAATAGAGATTTCAAAGAAATGTATCTATTTTATGAAGAAATAGAGAACAAGTATTTTGAGGATAAAGAAACCGCTAAACTTTATGTTGAACAACTTGGTCAATTATTAAAGGAAAAGGCAACGAAAATTAATAGCTTTTGTCAAGTTATCAACATGTCGGTTCATGACACGCAAATAGATGAAAACAAACTTTACGATTCAATTGATCAGTTATTAGAAGATGATAACTTAAATAATATTGATAAGAAAGTTATGGCTAAAAAGAAGTTGGTAGAACATTTAACAACAAAAAAAGAAAATATTGAGAAAACAACCGAAACTTACACAGTAAATGAAAATTTATTACATGCTGTTTTGGCAAACAATTTTAACGTTCTTTATAATAACACATTAAATGAAGAGCAAAAAGAAACCTTAAAAACAATTATATCACTTTCTGATGAAGATTTAAAAACAAAGGTTAACGAATTAAAAGAAAGTTTAACCACTAAAGTAGATACCCTCTTAAGTGAAGCAAAATCTAACGACGCAACATTTGCAACAAAATTAACGGATGTTAAAAAAGAAATGGACGAAATGGTCCCGACGAAATTTAACTACTATCGTTTAAAACAATTAGAAAATGGTCTGGATTAATCTAGACCATTTTTTTTCTGTTGAAGGTATATCGCTTTCAATACTTCCTTCCTTCTACTTACTGAAGGTTTAACAAATTCTTGTCTTTCTCTTAATTTTTGTATTTGCTTGGTCTTTTGAACCTTACTTTTATACGTTCTAAGAGCAGATTCGAGATTTCTTTCCTTACTTAAATCAATTATAATCATATATAAATAAATATATCACAAAATTACCGTTTTTTTGGAATTTCAAAAAAAATTAGTTAAATTAGTTACTAACACCATAAAATGACAATAACATGAAAAGATAAATGAAATTTGGTAAGTATATTCAGTTAGGCGAATATGAAAAAATTAAAATTGGCTACGGAACTGTTGACTTTAGAACATTAAAAACAGTATACATAAAATTAAACGCTTGGGTTAAACCAACAAATGAATCTGACGATTTCGATAGAACTATATTAAGAAGTAGAAAGAAAATTAAAGATACAATTAGAGAATTTAATTTAAATAACTTTTTTAAGACAGAAAGTATTGTAGATTTAGACATTAGAACCAAGGGAATTAAATTGGATAAGAAATCATTCATGAACCTTGAAATCACATTATACGCTGAAAAACAATTTGACATAAAGAACAAAGAGGTTACTTTTATGCTCGAAAATCTAGTAAAAAAACTAGTTGACAATTGTTTAATCGATAAAACCTTATTTAATTTTAGTAAAACCAAGTTTTGAACTTAATTATGTGATATTTATAGAATAAAAAATCTATAAATGAAGATATTAGGTCCAAACGAAATAGGTAAGGGAATTTTAATAGAATACGACGCTGGACACATTTCTCCTAGTGAAAACAGAGCAGTGTTAAAAGAAATGGAGAATAAAGATACCAATCAGGACTTTATTCTCTATGCCGTTTTACAAAAATACGATACACCAAACAAGAACGGTAGAATATACCCACAGGCACTCTTAAAAAGAGAAAACGAAAAATATCAACAAGCTATTAATAGCGGTTCGGCATTAAACGAACTAAATCACCCATCATCATCACTTATTGACTTAGACAGGGTATCCCACAGTATTTTAGAAACTTGGTGGGATAGTAAAATCCTTATGGGTAAAATTAAACTATTCACATCTCCGGGTTGGAAAAAGATGGGTATTGTCTCAACTAAAGGTGACCAAGCAGCTATGCTTTTATTAAATGGCGCAACTTTAGGTATATCATCTAGAGGGGTTGGTTCATTAAAGAATGAAAGAGGTCAAAACATTGTTCAAGATGACTTTGAATTAGTATGTTTCGACTTAGTTTCATCACCATCAACACCAGGCGCATACATCTTCCAAGATTTATCTGATAAAGACAAATATCAAGAATCTGTTGAAGAAAAGCCAATTGTTGATGATAGAATGAAAAAACTAATGGGAAACCTTAATAGTTTTTTAAGTAAATAACAATTTTTATTAGGATTATACGATTAAAAACTAACTTTTTTTAAAAACACTACTATTTATATAGTAAATTAATCATTACAAATGACTGAAAAATCAATTTTAGAACAAGCGTTACTTCAAGTGCAAACACTTGAGGAAGCAGTAAAGCAAAATGCAAAAGGTATCCTTGCGTCAACAATGAAACAAGAACTAAACGATTTGCTTAAAGAATCTATGGAAGATGAGGAGATCAAGTTAACTGCTGAACAAGCAGATGATGAAGACGCTCCTGAAGATGAAGAAGATGTTACCGACCCAGAAGCAGATGCTGAAGGTGAGGGAGATGACGAATTACCAGCAATAAACGATGAACCATCTAAAGACATTGATGGTGAAGATTTATCTGATCCTGATGATGAAGAAGGATTTGGTGATGAATTACCAGCAATCGATGACGAGATGCCAACTGATGACAATGACATGTTAGACATGACTGGTGCTTCTGATGAAGAAGTATTAAAAGTGTTTAAAGCAATGTCTGACGAAGATGGTATTATTGTTAAAAAAGATGGTGACAACATTAGTTTAGAAGATGGTGAAGATGAATATATCATCAAATTAAACGAAGAAGATGAATCTGAAGAAGAATTTTCTGAAGGTTATAACGAAGAAGAAGACGCGCCAATGGCGGGTGACGAAGAATTAGGTGAAGAAGAAGAAACTGTTTATGAAATCGAATTAGACGGTGAAAACGATGACGAAGAAGTTATGTCAACATCAAAAGAAGTTGAAGCGACTGAATCTGCTCGTAACATCGGACACGGTTATCATAGTGGAATTAAAAGTAAAAAATTACATTTCGCTGGTAACAAAAGAGAAGCAGTAAACGAAGAAGTTACAACGTTAAAAAAGCAAAATGCTGAATATAAAAAGGCGTTATTACTATTTAAAGATAAACTTAACGAGGTTGCTGTATTCAATGCAAATTTAGCTTACGCTACAAGATTGTTTACTGAGCACTCAACAACAAAAACTGAGAAGTTGGATATTTTGAAAAGATTTGACACAATTTCTACTATAAATGAATCAAAAAATCTTTACAATTCAATCAAAACTGAACTTGGATCTAAAAAATCTGTAACTGAGTCAGTTGTTGAAAAAATTGCATCAACACCTTCAACATCTTCAACTGAAGTACTTTCTGAATCAAAAGTTTACGAAGCACCTCAATTTGCAAGAATGAAAGATTTGA